CTGCTAAATTACAGCCTGGTGGTCCTTCAGAAAAGGGTGGGTTTAAACCAGCTGCTATCGACGCTCACAAAATGAGCGGGAAGAAAGAAACTAATTTTGATAAGAAAAATCTTACAGCGGAAGAGGAAGAAGAAGAAAATATTCAAAAAATTAATCAAGCAGCTATAAATAATTTCATGAGCAAATCTATTTTTGACAAACTATATGATAAGGTATTAAGCGAAAACTTCGACATGGCCGAAGACGCTGAAACAATGGAACTTGACGCACTTGGTATTGATACAGAAGGCGGCGAAGGAGAAGGTGAAGGAATGGAAGATGTGGGTGGTGACGAAGTTACCATTACTCTTTCAAAGGACCTCGCACAAAAGCTTCATGACGTTCTTATGGGAGTTCTTGGTGGTGAAGAAGATCTTGGTGGTGAGGAAGATATGGGTGATGAAGAAGCTGGTGAAGATATGGGTGGTATGGAAGAAGATGAAGAAACAATGGGAACACCGCTCCATGGCGCTAAAGTTCCTAGTGAGTTCCACGGCAAAGATAACAAGGTAAGTTCAATGAAGCTTAAGCCAAATGGTAAGCAAGGTGACGGTAAGTATACCGACACAGTAGACGGCGATGCAGGTGATTTGGGTCACGCTCTAGTCAATGCAAAACAACCTGATATGGGTAAAAACAACAAGGTAAAGTCAACAAAGACAAGTAAGCCAGGCACAGACGCTTTTGCAGCGTAATAAAAATAGATAAAGCTAAATAAAGGAGAGCCCGATCGTTAATTCGATCGGGTTTTCTATTAAATACTATTGTGATATCTTTTAAACAATTCATGGAAACTAACATGTTGGGTGTTGCTAATCCAAATTCCAAGACTCTACATGTTACTGGACGTAATCAGAGAATGAGTGTAGCTAATCCAAAAATAGCTAAAGATAAGAAAATAAGTGGTCAAAGGAAAACAATTGAAGTTGAATCGTTATTCAAAGGAATGAATCCAAAACCTTTCCTTACAGATGATAGAGCTTTTACTGTAAGTAGAGAATATGGTATTAATTTACCGCAAGAGGGTGAGAAAGTAAAGATTAACTCTAACTCTAATATTGCAATGACCAAAGAGCAAGGCAAATACTATCTTATAAAAACAAATGAGTGATTGTAGACCATTAGAAACAAATATATACGCTGCACCTGCTAATGCTGCATGTCAGATCTTTAATGCTGATAATTTTCAGGGTGAGTCTCTTATTTTTAACAACTCTTATAGTGAGTTAATTAACAATTTTGGAACTAACGTAAATTACTACGTCAACACCTATAACGTTTCAGCTACTGATAACTTGTATGGGGAAGATCCAACAAGGGTGTTTTCCCATCCACGTAGAATAAGGATGTATGTACAGGTATCTGATAATGCTATCACACTTAGAAAGTTTGGTTTCGTAAGTGAAGAGGAATTTACAGGTTATCTACATATTGATACGTTTACATCTTTGTTTAGCTCATTATCTTATGCTACATTTGGTCAGAGAACAGAACCTAAATCTGGTGATATCGTAGAGTTAGCTGATTATAAATGCAGACCTGGTAGTAGAGGTCCAAGATACTACGAAATTACAGAGAGAGTAGATGAAGATATACCTACAATCAATCCAATGTATGGATCGTATATCTACAGACTTAAAGGAAAACGCTTAGAGTACTCTTTCGAGCCTGGGTTATCTGGTGAGTCAGGTAATAACCAAGTATTTGATAATTCATATTCAGGTGTTCTTTCAACTTCCATTCAATCTGATGTTCCGGTTATATCGGGTAAATCCTACCCTGGTGACATTGATCAGCTAAGCGCAGAAAAAGTATTTGATCAAACCATTAATAAAACTGACATATACGGAACTTACGGATAAATAATAATGTGAGTTTAACAAGACACAGCTTTACCCAGATTGCATCTCCTTCTGCAAACTTTAATGATGACGTTTTGGTTATCAAACAACGTGATCTATTTTTTGAACAAGGATTCAATTTCCATCAGATAGATGCTCTATCAGGTGTTAATGATGCTACTATTAATGGTTATAGCAGCATGTACTTAACAAGGCTTTGCACAGATGAAGATGTATTTGACTTCAAAGAAGTTATAGATACCCAGGATGACTATATAACCTATATTAACTATAATTTTACTAATAGTTTATATTTTGATGAACCATCTACCTTAACCCCAGCACAATCAGGTGCAAGATCGTTTTCGTTACCATTAACTAGTGATATTTCAGATAAAACGAGAACTTATTTTGAAATAGAAACGTTTGATGCTAACTTATGCAGAGTTAAGAGAAGAGATAATGGTATCAACTACTATCTTGTATTTGATCAACAATCACCATTTACAACACAGTTTTATTTCACAACATCGTTTAATGCTAACTCATATCCTTACTTCAATGATAGAAAGAAAGATGCATTTAGTTATATTCTAGATGAACAAGGATATTTAACACTCTTCAAAAAAGTTGGGATAACAACATATATGGTTGGTGTTAGTGGATCAAATCTTGGGCTATATGCATATGACCCATTATTAAACACTATTTCATCTAACACTCTACTTAACGTTAAGTTGATTAAAAACACCATACAGCCTAAACTTAATACAAGTTGGGTATCATATGAAACTGGTATTAATCAAAACGAGCTTAAGATTAATAGTGATAAAAGTCTTTATGATATTAATACTAATAACGTTTGCCATATTGAGTACAATAATATTGTAAATACAACATCGGTAGATATGAATATCTTTAAAACAAAGAATTTAGCTACTGATAGGAATGTATTTAAGAGAGCTAATGTTAACATAGAAAGCGATGAAAACATACCATCTCCTTTCTTCAGAGAATATACTACCTTACTTACAGGAAATAATGAAGAAGTTGGTTACAATAACCTAATACTAAACTACGTATTCTATAATCAAGATTATCAGATAAAGGCTGGTACCACTACTGAGTTTACCACCCCCTCATCTATGTTTCCATTCGATAGAATTAACATAAATGATACATCTTTTATAAAAGATGGTGCTTTAGCTTCGTTAGATCCAACCTTTGCTGATAAGCTTTATAGACTTAATACAGAAGAAAACGATCCTTTTCCAGGAACATATCTAATGACCTGGTTATCGGGTGGTACTGATTACGGTGTGTGGGTTGATAGATTTTATTTTCCTAATGCTAATACACTTTTAAATGATCAACTCTATTCGACCGTTTACGAGCCAACGTCTACTAACCCAATTACTAATCTACTTCTCAGCAATAGAAACTATGTTTCTGAAAAGCAGTATGTAGATGTAATTAGTAATTTTTCATTAAACCCAAATAGAACATATGCATATGAGAGAGTGAGTGATGATTTTATAAGAAATTATGTTATAAATTTACCAGGCTTAATACAATATGACTTTTCCGGCTATTACGATTTAAAAAACTCATTTATTAATACTCCACAGGAGTCACTAACTTTTTCAGGAGATAGATACGTGACAATACCTATTGATACTATCAACAATACTGGATCATTTACCGTGGCGATGACATTAGAGGGTAATTGGAAAGGTAAGAATAGTCAGATTTTTGGAAGTTTGACAGATACAGGGTTTGGTGTTTATAATGACGATAGGATTACTCCTTTTATTTTCACACGCGATCTCAACAGAGTAGATGCACACAATACTAATGCATCTATTATATACTCTCTTAGCTTTGATAGTGATGTAATAGATGTTATAACAACTAATCATTTACAACCATACTATGTGACAACAACAGAGGGTATGTTATATAAAATAAGTCCAGATGGTGTTGTAAAAACAAAATATGATTTAGATGGTAATCTTGTTGGTGGGTATCTTTCATACACTCTTTCTGGTACCAAGATTGCGTTCTTAAGGGATACAGCTGGTGTGTGTGTTGAAGTGGATACAGATACAGGATTTTCAACTTCACTAACCGCGGTACCATTTTTAACAGGTGGTGGCTCCTTAAACACTAGTATTGCTTACCACGATAACAATCTTTACTTACTTCAGGGCGATGTAGTGAAGACATATGGTTCCACATTGTATAATCTAGTATCTAATAGTAAAATTGAACGTTATAATTTAGCTGATTATGGTACAAAAGAAGTTTTTGTAACTACGAAGTCTAAGATTATAGATTTCGATATTAATAACGATGGTGATCTATACATACTTCATAATAGAAATAGATTAGCTGTTGTAAATAAAGAGAGAAAGTTTATTTCCGACACAACTCTTTTTAGAGAAGATATAGCTACAAAGATTGATTTCGTAAGTCAGTATACAACAGATGGTTACCAACACTACCCAGTAGTGTTAGCAAGAGATATTATTAATAATTATAAACTATACAGTTTAACACCTCAATTATCTAATAACCCAATACCTATAACTAATCTACCTCTTGTAAATACTGAGTTTAATTATGATATATATGACCTTGCATATAGTGATGTAAATACAGATGAAAGTACCACATCACTAAGAATTAAAGATGCTAATTTAGCTAGAGTTGAATATCTCTATAATAATAAACCACAACCACTTATAAACTATAACAATATTGTTAATAGTGATGCTTACAAATACTTAAACTTTAAGATCATTCTTAAAAATATTTACGACTCTACAGATATTAGAGAAATCACACATAGAGTACCACTAACTGAACTATCAGAGTTTAGTAATGATATATGTGTTTCATATAACAATGAAGAGGGTAAATACTTTATTATAGTCAACAAAATAAAAATTGCAGAAGAAGTGGTTGATAAGAGTAAATACACATTCAACCTACTATTTAGCAATAGCTTTAGACTTGGATCTACAGGATTTATAAACAATGTTGGGTTAGATCAGTTTGTAAATATCAGTGGTTACAACTTTGTCAAGGATATGGTGGTTAAGAATTTTAAAGTGTTAAATAAGAGTGTAAATGATTTACAATTACATGCAATTAATTTAGATTCAACGAACATACAGGATATTTTTATATCATTACCATGTGGTCAGAGAAATAACATAGAAGAGATTCAAAATATGTTTAAGTTCACACAACCATATAGTAAGAGTAATTCTATCAATATCATTGTTAAAAATTCACAAATTAATAATTCTGCTCTCGAACAACAGATTGTTAATAACATTTACGCAACACTTGACGATGTGTTACCAGCAGATGTAAGTATTAACAATATAAGATTCATAAACTACTAATATGTTTGATGTAAAAAATAACAAATTTGGATATACTACAGGTGTAATTTTTACCTTAACTGGTGAAGATTACACTGGTTACTATAATGTAGTTGGAGGTAAAGGGTACGTGGGTAAAAACTCCCAAGTATTTGAATTAATAAACAAGTCTAATTTTGCTAACGATGTAGTTGTAAGTGATATTACATTTGATAGAAGTATTTCAGAAAGACCTGTGTTACCTTACGGGTTAGAGGAAGTTAAGTTTAAAATTAATGAGTTTATAACTGCTGATTCTGTTAATGAAAAGTTTAGCAAGTTAAATTACAATAACGATTTTCTATATTCTAGATTTTTCTTAGCTAATACAGACATACCAGTAGGTGTAACTTCAACTATATGTGTAACTGGTAGTAATACAGAGTTGCAGATTATTAGTGATTTCAGTAAGCTATCCACATTTAATTTTGAAGCTAACTACACCACACAGCCTTATGACTTAAATTTAGTAATTGGAATTGAAGCTATGATTGATTCAAATGAAAATAACTTTGTTATTTTTATACCCAGCTCTACAAGTCTGGTAGCTTTAACGGGGAGTTTAATAAATCAAACTGTAGGTATAGGACTTTCTACTAACTATACTGATGATACTATTAATAACATAGTAAGTTATGAGGAAATAGCTGATATTGCTTCATATGAAAATGATCTTTTTGTGGTTGATAAAAAAGCTAGACTTATATATCGCTACGATACCGAGGGGTTATACATAGACGATCCAGGTTTTGATAACAAACGATTTCTTTTAGAATCTGCAGGTAATTCAAGTGTAAATCCTAAGCTACAACTAGGTGCTCCAAGTTTAATTACAGCTTCAAAAGATAACGTATTTGTATATGATGAAAAAAATAAGTACATCAAACAACTAGATTATAACTTCAATGTAATAAGCTCTAAGAGATTATTTCGATTTAAAGAGCAGGTACTATCTTTAGGTTACAATAATTTCTACAACTTCTTATCTATAATTACATTCTTTAATGGTAAAATTTATTATAATAGATATGAAAATCTTGTACTAGTAGATAGAACTGAACTTGGTATCATTTTAAATGATGGCGAAAGAATACTTAAAACTTTATATTCAGAAAATTCATCTGATATTTTCTATGTTGTTACAACTGGATCCATCTATAAGAAATTTTTAACTACAATTACCCCTACAATTGGTATTTTTAACGATGAAAATTTACAAATAAATAATCCAAGTGGTACATATACTGGATGCGCATTACTAGCTTCAACAAATAACTACGATCTTATGTTTGTAGGTAAACAAGATAGACTAATAGTAGTTAAAGAACAAAATAGATACAATACAGTATTACGTGATTCTAATATAGATAACTACGATATAGACAGCATTGCTATTAAAAAATCTGAATATATTCAGGCTAATTATTTTAATAAAGAGATGTTTAAAGTTATATCAAATCTCTACAAGATTAAAAATCAGTTAATTGGTAGCTTTTTAACAAAATATGTTTCACCGGCGCAGCACTTAACATATCAGCAATCTATTAATTCCGTAACAGAGGTATTTGTTGGTACAAGCTATTTAAAAGAGTATGATATTTTACAAATAGATGACGCTAATAATTTATACTTACATGAAAATGAGCCTGTTTGTGTTGGATCAATAAACAGATGTATAAGCTACATATATAATTTACAGTCTAATATGTTAGCAGCATCACAACCGGTGAATAACACACTCGTTCAGTATCTAACTTCTGATGGTGTTCTAGAATTAACTTAATAAATATTAAAAATGGCTAATAAAATTGAAATTCTTGAAAACACAATAGTAAAGCTTCTATTTAGAAGAGGTGTAGAAGCAGATAGACAAACTGCTACGTTTAGCCTTGGAGAACCTGCATTTACATCAGATACAAAAAGATTATTTGTTGGTGATGGAACAACACCTGGTGGTATTCTAGTAGGTAACAAGTTTTTTGGTAGTTTGGGCTCGCCGCCGACCACAGTTGGAGCACTTTCTGGGGATTATTTCTATAATCAAGCAGCATCAAAAATGTTTTTCTTATCTGGTTATGATGGCAGCGTAGCAGGTAATTGGGGACCAATGGCATAATGAAAACCGGATGTATTGCATCAAATGAAGTTTTTAACGTAAACTATGATATAGTTTGGTCGTTTAAATTTCTTTTGTCTGGTGCAACAATAAACGATCAAGGAGGATTTGTTACCTTT